TATCCTGAAGATGATTCAGCATCAATGTATGGCTTGTCCATAACATTGCCTTGAGGCGAAATACACACAGAAAAAAAGTTTCCATCCATATTGCTCGTAAAAGCTATAGTTTGCTTTCCTGTTCCTGTGTCTGTCATTGAAGCCACGTTCATACTTTTTAGAAGGGTTGCACCATCTGCGCTACCTAGATGATAACATTTACAAGTACCATTCACCACAAACTTCGTATCCAGCGACCCTGAGGTGCTGTGTTCTAGGGTATCTGCTTTGATTTTTCCTAGTGCCATTATGCAAGGTCTCCACTTCCTTTAGTCGAAACAACTGTGCTATCAGCATTAGCATTACTAGAGTTTCTTGTACCCAAATTAAACGTAGAAGTTGTTGGTGTAGCATTTATGAATAATGAAAAGTTATTTGCAGTGCCTGAAGGACAGTTATTTGCACTAGCAAAATTATTGGTATAGTTTACATCGTATTGACCTGTACCATTATCATCAGCACTTGATGTATTAAAACTATCTTGAATACCGAATGAATCACCATTAAAATTGCACCAAAATTTAGTCAGCCCCTGTTGCAGATTAGTGGTCGTGCTATTACCTTCGCCTGTCACAAGAATAGACCCAGCAGTGCTTGTGCCAGTGAGTTTGTCTGTTTTTATCTCACTCATGCTAGGTCTCCCGAAGTTTGAAGCTGCACCCTTGTGCAATCTTGTGGTGCAGCACTTGACGAATGTACATAGCTTGTAAGAACTTCATAGCGTGATGATGTTGGCTGCTCTCCGTTTGCCCCGTTAGTATCTCCGTAACTAATACCGTGAGCATTAGTACTTGCAGAGTACATAGCTGTGCCAGCGACAACATAGTCGGCGTTTGTAAGGGCATTGGTAAAAGAAGTCGAATAGTGTCCGGTTCCTTCGTCTGTTATGCCACTGGTATTAAAACTTTCACGAACTGCTATAGTGCCTGTGCCATTAAAATTAACCCAAGCCTTCGCCGCACTCTGTTTAGTCAGCGTAGCCGCACCGCCGCCTGTACTCTGAATTGTATCTGCTTTTAATGTACTCATAGCGTCACCAATGTCCCACCGCTTTCAACGGTTAATGTAACACCACTAGCCACAGTAAACGGACCAGTTACATTGGCGTTCTCTGTAGCAAGGATGGTTGTATTTGCTGTAAGGGATTGTGCGTTGGTACGGAACAAACCACCTGCCTTAAAGTTGCCTTTGTTCTCAGCGGCTGGTGTAATTGTTGCACCCTGTGGCGCAAGGTAGTTTACAAAGATATTGCCTGTGCCACTCGACGGGGCGGCAGTAAATGTTAGTGTAGTGCCATCAGGAATAGTGTAGGCGGCAGTGTCTTGTACAACACCATCAACTGATACCAGCACATCTTGCACAGAAGATACTGTAGTAGTCAGCGTAAATGTGGTATCGCTACCGTCACCATTAAAGCGTTGTACTGCTTTAGTGGCTTGATAACTACCCGGAACTTTTTGACCAATATACGGCATTATCTATTCCTTATGAACTAATAGTATCGACTACGGAAACCCAAACATCTGCGCTTGATGCAGTATCACTCTTTACGTTGAGTATATCGCCAGATTGCATTACAACTTTTGCACCACCATCCAAGACTTGCAGGGCTGAACCTACTGGAATGGGAGCATCCTTAATGATAAAATAATCATCAGTGCCACCTGCACCAGTGATGTATACATCCATTAAGATTTGGGTAGTTGTAACATTAGCAATATTAATACCAATAAGAGCATCATCGGAGTTAGCAGTACGTAAAGCTACTTCACTTGTACCAACATTCCTTGCAATGTTTCTTTCAAAATCCTGTGCCATTTCATCTCCTAATTAAGATAAGTATAATTATACCATACTTTTACTTGTTTGTCAAGTGCTAAAGTGCAATCGCCATAGCCACTGCGAAGCCAGCAGTTGCACCTGTTGCTGGTAGATTAGTTAACTGAGAGCCATCTACTCCCGGTAGTCTAGCAGAACCATCTAGCTGTACTGCATTATTAGCAGATGTACCTGCTGTTAGTACTGCAGCAGAACCTAGTCCTAGTGATGTACGTGCAGTACCTGCAGTCTCTAATACAAAGTTAGAACCATCTCCTACAATAAAGCCACCGTTAGTTACAGCTAGTCCAGCTACATCTTGAAGCTGTGCATCTAGTCTTGCGTTAGCTACTGTGCCAGTAAGCTGAGATGCATCAATGCTTTTGTTTGTAAGAGTATCCGTTGTAGCCTTACCTACCAGTGTATCCGTAGCTGCAGGTAGTGTTACAGTTACATCACCAGTAGCGGCAGGTCCGATAAGTGTTACTGCATTTGTACCGTTGTCTGTGTCTTCTTTAAACAGGATTGAACCTGCGGCAGATGCAGAACCTGTAAGTACAGGAGCAGTTATACTTTTGTTTGTTAGTGTTTGTGTACCTGTAAGTGTAGCTACTGTAGCATCAATTGCAATGTCATCAGCATTAGCAGTAATACCTGTACCACCAATAACATTAAGTGTAACATCACCTGATGTACCACCACCTGTCATACCTGCACCAGCGACTACAGAAGTAATATCACCTACTGGTACTGTAGCTACCTGTGTATCTACATATGCTTTAATTGATTGTTGTGTAGCTAAGTGGTCAGCACTATTAGAAGACATATTATCTTCATCTTTAATTGAAGTTCCACTTATTGTACTATTCAGCACAGCACTTGTCAAGGTTTTATTTGTAAGTGTGTCTGTAGTAGCTTTACCCACTAAAGTATCTGTAGCTGCTGGCAGTGTAACTGTAACATCTGCAGTAGCAGCAGGACCAATAAGTGTGACAGCGTTAGTGCCGTTATCTGTATCTTCTTTAAATAAAATAGAACCAGCAGATGATGCAGAGCCAGTTAGCACTGGTGCAGTAATAGACTTGTTAGTAAGCGTTTGTGAGCCTGTAAGGGTTGCTACAGTGCTGTCAATAGCAATGCTAATCTTTTGTGCAGAACTTGTTGTATCAACGCCTGTGCCACCTTCTACAGTCAGTGACTGGCTATCTAAGTCTACATTTTGTGCGCCACCACTGTCACCAGCAAAGTCTAAGTCTTGTGCAGTTACTTGACTATCCACATACGCCTTAATAGACTGCTGTGTAGCCAGCTTAACGGCACTGTTAGATGCCATATCATCTTCATCTTTGATGCCTGTAACGGTAGCACCATCACCTGCAATGTTAATGCTAGTATTAGCAACAACTGTTGTACCTGTAACTGCAGCAGCAGAGTTACCACCAATTACTGTACCATCAATTTCACCAGAGGCTACATCTACTTTAGAGATGTTGACTTCACCTGTACCTGCTGGTGTTAAATCAATATTGCCGTTAGTATTTGTACTGGTAATTGCATTACCGTTAAGGTTTAGGTTATCTACTTGTGCTTCTGTGACTGCACTATTAGTACCTAATGTTACGGCATCTACTGTACCACCGTTAATGTCGGCAGTGTCAGCTACAAGTGCGTCAATGTTTGCTGTACCGTTAATGTAGGCATCTTTAAACTGTTTAGAGTTACTACCCAAGTTAATGTCGTTATCTGTAGTAGGTTCAATTACACCGTCTTTGACAACAAACTGTTCTGTGCTTGTACCGCCTACATCAATGTTAAATTCTACTTGGTTATTAGTATCGTCTACTACGACTTTATTCTTTGGAGCAACAACGCCGGGGTCTCCAATTAATCCTATGACTGGACCTTCTGCGGCTGTACCATCATGCTTGTGACCTGATGTATTTACAAACGCTGCTAGTAATTGGTTGTACTCATCATTACTGTCGGCTGCATCAATAATGTCACCGTCAGCATAACTGGATTGTCTAGTATAACCTGCCATTTATTATCTCCTTGCGTCAGCTTGAAACTCTAGCTGAAATCCTTTTAATGAATATGGGGCTGATGTGCCTCTATCGTTTACTCGTAATGCTATAGCGAAACCTGAACCTTCAATGGGTTGACGTACTAACGGGTTAGACTGTCCACCGTATGTTGCAGTACCGTACACAGAAGAACCATAGATAGCTACTGAGGTAGTTGTGTCAAACGGATATGCTGCTGGTCTTGCTACGTTAGGTGCTTCGTAGTCATACCGTACAAACAAGTCTGCGTTAACGGCTGCTTCTGGTGCGTAGTTAATAATAACACGGTCAAACGATTTACGAATACCAGCATCGCCCATAGTCAAATCGGGTGAACGATACCTACCTGTTACTACACTACCGTCAAAGTCATTGCCTTGTTCTTGTCTATACACGTAGCCATCAAAGTCACCATGAAGAACAATACTTTCACCTGCAACAACTATACTATCGGTACTGTTAGGTCTGATACCTTTTATGTCTGCAAACTCGTAAGCATCGCCTTTACGCACACATATTACACCTGTTGTGGTAGCCCGTGGTGTACCTGCTTTAGAAAAGAATATACGATACTGTGTCTTGTCAGGTATGATAACGCTATCAAACTCATCTACGTCTGACAGTCCTTCAAATCTTTCCTGCACTGCACGACTAATTGTACCAAGTTCTACGTCACCAATCTTCTCTGTACCAGCAACAGTACGCAGTCCATCTGGACCTAAGAAAACAATGTCACCTGCAAATTCTTGAATAGTAAAACCGTTTAGGCATACAATCTCTCTAGTTACAGGTTGCAAAACAAAGTCTGCTATTGTATTACCTACTAACTTAAAGATACGTTCTTCACAAAAGATATAGAGTGAATCACGAAACGGAAACAGTCCAGTAATATTGCTATCAACATTAATAGAACCTGCACCATTAGCTGTACTAAAGTCTGTGTCTGTGTAGGGTGCAGTAAATACTAACTCTTGTGGCGTAGAAGACATGCCAGCAAAGAACAATGCCTCTTTAAAACCTGTAACAAACTTAGGATTGGACGGTGCGCCTGTACCACTAATATCTGTTATTGTAGTGTTATCGTATTTAGATGCTGGATTAGCACCATCTGCCCACACAATAAATTCTGTACCTGCTAGTGTATATCTAAAGAAAGTATAGCGTCCTGCGCCTGTTCTACCTGAGTCTATCTCTGTCCAAGACCCACTACCTGCAGCACCTTTGTGTATCTTACGTCCCCGCGCCGCAAGCACGTTACCCTTAAAATGGGCAGACATAAGTACAGATTCATTAGCACTCTGGTCTTGTGGAACAATGTTACTATTCCACTTGTTGTATCCTGAGATACGCCTGTACCCACCAGTAGTGGCAGGTTCAAAGTTTTCTAGTTCAAGTGCCATCCCCGGCTGCATTGCAAAGGTTGACTGGTCGAGAACTAGACCACCTTGACATGCAAACACAAAGGGATTAAGGCCAGATTCATCTGCCATTTAAAACCTCTAAAATCCACCCGCGCCAGCACCATACCGTTGTGAGTAAGGAATGTATGTAGACCTAACGTAATCCGCACGGTTCAACAAGATAGACTGCATTTGCTTAATACCATCTTCAAATCGTGAGAAGTTAATTCCGTACTGCTGTGCCTCACCACGATACTGATATGCATATGCGGTAGCACCATCTACAACTACTTGTCTATACTGTTCTGGAACTGTAGGCACATCTCCATGTGCAGACAAAGCTGTAGGTTTTTTATAGTATTCTAATTTTAATTCATATGCTTTATCAGGATAAGGAAATAAACCATAGTTATTATCTGGACTTCTAAATACATAAATAGGAACAGCACCTACACCTGTTGTAGTTTCTTGTTCAATATATTTTTGAGTATATTCTTTATAATCCATAATACGCAAAGTAATACCGTTTACTGCAAGCGTATCATCTTTGCTAATTCTAAAAGTATCATAGTCTACAGACTGTGAGTCTGCGGGAATAGTGTAGCGTGTTTGACCAGCTACTAATGTTTGTGAATGTGTATCATGTGTAAAAGGCCAACCAAACTCTCGCTGGTTGACATAGTTAATAGCATCATTTACTGCATTCTTACACTGAACCTGAAAGCCACGTGCAGACCCGAAGTTAGCAGATGTAAGTGCTACCTCATTCATACGAGCAATAACTTCATTAGTAATATCTAGGTAAGTGTATGCCATCGTGCATCCTTATAAAGCGAAAGTAAAGGGGCAAGTTGCCCTGCCCCAATACTATGTTATTTAAGCAAAGTCACGCTTTACTTCTTGCGCAGTCAAATCGCCTTCTTCTGTGCAATCCATCAGCACTGCCCAGATACGGAAAAGACCCGTAGTCAAAGCTGTACCAGACTGAGTAGCCAGAACAAGGTCAATGGTGTCATCTGCAACACACATTAGCGGCTGGTAAGCTGCAGCATTTTGTGCTACAGTACCTGCTGCTGTGCCTGATGCACTGTTGAAACCATCAACAAAACAATCAACATCTACGCCTGTACCTAAGTCCACAGTAGAAGTTCCTGCTGAAGTAGCAGTAACAACTTCAATGCCAGCATTCATAACCATGAAGCCTTTTTTGACAGAGATGCAAGGAATTAC